CTGTTTTTGTTAGATATAAACACAGAGCAGATGCTACTGAGGAAAAAGTTGGTCTAAAAGTTGGTGAGAATAAGAATTTAATGGTTAAAGATTATCAAGAACTTATGCAAAGTAAGGGGTTTGTTATAAACAATGAAGATAATATTAGAGAAATCACAACATTTGTTAAACACACTACAAATGCTGGTAACACAAGATATGCTGCTGATGTTGGACATGATGATACTGTAATGACAATAGTAAACTCAACAACTATTTTTAGTAGACATGAATTTAGTGAAATGGTTGAAGAGTGGTCTACAAAATTTGTAGATAAAGAACATATGAACTATGTTAAAGAATGTCTAAAAAATATGGACTATGTTGAAGGAACAGATTATGGTCAAGTTCTTAAAATAAGAAAGCAGATAATGAATAGAAATAAAAATAGTGGTTCTAATACGAATGGTATAAATTGGTTTGGTGCTAATAAATAAAAAAACCTCTCAGTTTGAGAGGTTTTTTGTTTAATTTGTTGTTTCCATTGTTGCACTGAGACCAGCGTTTTTCAACTTGTCTTTCATAGTAGATATAGTTTCTAAATCACCATATTTAACATCACACTTGCCACTAAAGTGAACAATATGTGCACATTGTGTTGCTTGTTCGTTTTCGTGTTTACAAATCTTCATTAGACAAGTAATTACCCAATCAAAGCTATTATAATCATCGTTGTGTAGAACTAACCTGTAAGGTTTTGAAAGTATTTCATCAACTTTCGATTTTGTTTTCTTTTTAGTAATTGTAGCCATAAACTAATTTTAATTTTCTATTTATTATATATTATTTGGATAATTTGTTTCTTTTTTGTTAATAACATCAACAACAGTAACGTCAATATGATGTTCTTCAGCCCACTCTTCAAATCTAACTAAGTGTTCATTTCTATCATCATACAAAACAAACTCATGAACTCCAAGTTCTTCAATTTTTTGTTCAAATAATTTAGTTTTGAAGTTGTATGTGTCACCGCCCCAATTTAAATGAATTTCATCAAAAGAAAGGTTGTGTTTATTTAATATAGTCTCAACATGATTTAACATATTAGGTACTTTTTTAAGACGACCAGTTGCTAAAATAATATAGTTATCTGGATCTGAGACAGCTTCTAAGTATTTTTTATAAACCCAAGGATTTACCGGTATGTCAAAAATTTCAGGATTAATACTTTCTGCTTTTCCCCACCAACCACCATATGGCCATTCAGTTCCTGTTTTTTCTTTCCAAATTATCTTCCCTTCTTCAGGTTTTGGTGTGTGACACATTGTGTCATCAAAGTCAAATGAGATTAATCTTTTATATGCCATGAATTGGTTCTTATTTTAAATATCTACAAATATATATAAAATTTCTCAAAATTAAAAGGTCGGTTTAGTAAAATAATATATATTTTAAAAATAAGACATTTTATGAAATTGGATATTAAATCAATTCTTATACTAATATTACTTGGACTGACGCTATTGTTTGGATTCAAGTGGTTTTTTTCAGGTGATAAAGCATCAAAAGAAAGAGTTAAACAATTAGAACAGCAGTTTAAGGATTTAGAGAATCAAAAAAAGGCTGTGGATTTAGAAATAAATTCTTGGAGAGCTAAATCCGATAGTCTTAGACAGTTAGATGTTAAATTACAAGCAGAATTAACTAAACAAGAAGCTCAAACTAAAAAGGCTGAGATTGAAGCTAATAAATCCAAAGCTAATTTAGATAAATTAAAACATGATCTTGAAGAAACTCAACATAAAATAGATGAGTTTAAAAAGAATCCACCCAATAGAACAGGTGATGCTCTTTTAGAATCACTAAAAAATAAAGCTAAACATTAATATGAAAAATTTTCTAACATTAATTATAGGTATGATTTTAAGTTTAAGTGCTTATTCACAATACTCACAACCTAAAATAGACTATCCAAGATTTGAAATAGACTCCTTGGGTCAACAAGTACTAATAATGACTATTGAACAAGCTCAAAATCTTGACAATGGTACAGATTTATTGGTTCTTTTACAGAAGCAAAATACTCAAATGGGTCAATATGATTCTGTTTGTGTTAAAGTTATTAATGATAAAGAACAAGTAATTGCTTCTCAAAAAATGGAAATTGCTAAATTAAAAGAATCTATCAATAATAAAGATTTACAAATTAAAGCATTGCAAGGTGAAGTGGCATCATATCTTAAAAAGATTCTTATTCTAGAAGACCAAGTTGATAATAGACAACAAGTTATTGATGAAAAGAATCTACAATTAAGAAAAATGAAAACCAAAATGATAGTTGGTGGTCTCGGTGGAGGTGTCGCAATCATAGGATTAATACTGGGTTTATTATTAATTCATTAATGAAAAAAAATGAGTTTTAATACTTAATATATAATCTATAAAAAATATTCAACAAAAAATGAAGCATATTAGAACATTTGAATCATATCGTATCAAAAAGAACAGAGAAGAGATAATTAAAGAATCTGTACTTCAAGTAAACGATATTTACAAAGTAAAGACTATGATTGATATTCCTCAATCTTTAATCAACGCTTATGTGAAAAAAGTAAAAGACACTACGGGTAAAAACCTACGCACGTTCTTTGGTGATGTCGATATTGCTGAAGAAATTGTAAAGTTTATTAACATGAATAACTTAGATGTTGAGAAAATTCCTGGTGGTGCTTTAATGGGTGGTGGTCAATCACAAACTCAAACACAACCTCAGGCTCAACCTCAAGTTCAAGTTGAAGGTGAAGCACAACCTCAAGCACAAACACAAACTCAGCCTCAAGCACAAACACAAGCTCAGCCTCAAGCACAAACACAAGCTCAGCCTCAAGCACAAGCTCAAGAAGCTCCAGCACAAGGAGAATTTGAGGAACCTCAGGCAAAAGGTGAGGCTAAACCACAAGCTCAAGGACAAGCTCAACCACAAGCTCAACCACAAGCTCAAGGACAAGCTCAAGGACAAGCTCAAGGACAAGCTCAAGGACAAGCTCAAGGACAAGCTCAAGGAGAAGAAGAGGAAAAAGAAGGTGAAGAAGAAAAAGAAGCTCCAGCACAAGGTGAAGAAGAGAAAAAAGAAGGTGAAGAAGAATTACCTGTTTAATCTATAAAATATTCAAAGAATTAAAAACCCGTCAAATTTGATGGGTTTTTTTATTTAATATATATGTTATGAAATTCCTTAAAACATTTGAAAGTTATAATGGTGATACATTGATTATTGTTGATGTTCAGAAGTCGTTTAGAAAATACTTCTCAGAGATGTATTTGAATGAATTAAAAAAGTATTGTAATAACTTTCAAAGCGTTTATCAATTGTGGGATAATCATGTCAACGGTAAAAATGTTAATAAAGATTATTTATATGATGAAACACCAGAGATTCCTATTCATAAAGACCTTTATCATTTCCCTAATCAAAAAGACCTTATTGAAAAGAGATATAACTATAAAGTAGATGCTGATTTCTATAAGAAGATATTAGACAAAGAAGTGTATAATGAGATTAGTAAAAAAGAAGAAGATAAGTCATTAAAGAAAGGTGATATATTCAATACTAAAGAAGGAACTATTATTACCTTTATCAATAATGCGCACGTTTGGTTTCATTGTCCTGTTAAATTATATGAATTACTTAAATCATTAAAAGGTAGAGAAGTTACAATTGTAGGTGGTGCTGATTCTGAGTGTTTAGAAGATGTGGTTGCTACTGCTGAGAGTTTAGGAGTTAAAATCAAAAGAGATTATAAGTATATTTATACGGCTAATAGTTGTCCTATTTAAAGTGTATCAATAAATTTATATAACTTCTTTGTGTATTCTCTTTTCTTATATTCTGGATTTGTCATACAATAAACAACAAAAGCACAATATTTAACTTTATCTATTAAAACTTCTTTTGGTATATCACCACCAGCATATCTAAACTCAACATAATCACTAGATAGTTTAGTTATATTGAATCCAAGATTTTTGAATCCTATATCATTAACCTTTTTAGTTAAAAATAAATTTAATATAACTTCAGTTTCCTTTAGGTTATTTAAGTCAAGTGATTTTATTTTAATTTTTTCTTTATCACTCATTAGTTTAATATATGGAATTAATGAACCACAAAACATATTATTCATTCTCCAAGTCATATCTTTGAACATAAATGGTGTTTTATCTTCTTTGTTAAAATCATTCAGTAACATTAAACCTTTGATTGGATTCCATTCTACTTTATTATTTGATCCTATGTTTATGTGTAGTCCTGTTTTTTCAGTAAATTTCCAGTAAGATTGTTTTTCTAAGTCACTATAAAAGTCGTTTATCATTTCAATTGATTCTGATAAACTTTTTGTATATGTTTTAGGTTTAATTTCAATTCCTCTATCAAGAGTTGCGTCTCCAACAAAATCAATCTTATCATTCCATTTTCTAACAAAGTTTGGCATGTGTTCTTGAACTTTGTTCTTTAGATAACCTTCTTCTTCTTCATAAACACATGAAACTATTGATCCTCTAAGATGTGAGATTATTTCTTTTTCTCTAGATGATTCATATTTATCAGGATCTAATAATTCTTCAAGTGTTTTAATATCTAATAAATCATTCTCTGCTAATTCGCTAATTTCATATGATAAACCTACAACTAAATTTTTTTCTGATTTTTTTCTGATTTTTAAATCTATGATAACTGTAGTAATTATATCTTCTATTAAATCATCATCTAATTCTTCAAATCTTGTTTCTACCCCGTCTTTATCATCAGTTTCTATTTCAAACTCAAATGACACAGTAAAGTAATCATTAAAGTTACTTTCAATCATTGATATATCTCTTGGATTTATCTCCTCAAATAAAGAGAATTTTACTAAATGTTTCATTAAACTATATATAAAAAATAATATATTTAATTAACCACAGCGTATATTTCGTAGTCAGCTATAGAAAAATAAACTTCCATATATTCTTGATATCTCTCAGGATCTTCGTAGAATGTTACTTTAAGTGTATATGGAACCGCATTTAGTTCACTTATATAAGAATTTATTTGACCTTTTAAATCATTTTCTATTGTTTCAGCTGATAATCTAGTTTCGTGTAAAAGTTTTTCTAAATCTCCTCCAAAATTAGGATTAAAAAACAATTCACCTTTGTTTGTGAAAAGTATCATTTCCCATTTTTGTAATATTATTCTAACAACATCATCTTCTATGATTTGTAAGTCTCTAAATCTAGGGTGTCCTGGATATTCTATATAAAAGTCTGTAAAGTCTAAAGCCATATCATATATATTAATATATTATGGCTCTTATTTACAATAAGGTGTCTCTGAATTTACCAACTATCGTTAATCCTAATACAATAGGGTCTGTGTTGGTTTCTAATTTTGAAGAATAGTCTGCAATTATATAATTACAATCAAAAAGTTTATCTATGTTTTTCTTTTCTGATATTGACCAATCGATAAATGGTTTGCCTAATAGTTTTATCATTACATCAATTTTATCAGCTCCAAAATTAGTCATTAAAAAATGATATATTTTTTCAAAGTCTAATGATTTATCATATATTGAGTTATATAATTCTAATTTAACTTTATTAGATACATTGGATGAGTTAGATCCTAAATCACCAGTTTCTAAATAGTTTTGAACTTCGACCATTATAGACCTAAAGTCTGGAAACTTCTTAGTTATTATAGAAATTAAATCTTCTTTCGGTATCTGTTTACCTTCTTCGGGTAAAATTACATTATTGATTCTTTTGTATAATTCTGTTTTAAGATATCTTTCTTCTTCAACTCCTTGACAATCAAAGTTTATTTGAGGAATTCTTGACTTTATACCATCAGAAATCTTATTTAAGTGATTGGTTGTAATAATGAATCTAACATTCTTATTGTACTTTTCAATGAAAGCTTTGAATGCGTCTTGAAATTGTATTGAAACTCTTTCAAACTCATCAAGAAAGACATATTTTATATCTGATTCTGTTTCCATCATTGGTGTAAACTTACAGAAGTTTTGAATTTCTTCTCTTAGAATATCAATAGATGTATCCATTGAACAATTCAATTCTAAACAAGGAGTTTTCTTTGTGTATTTACCAATAAGTATTCTAGCCAAACTGGTTTTACCTGTTCCATAATGACCATATAAAATACAATGTTGAGAAATTCCATTCTCAAATTGTTTTCTTATACGAGGTAGTAAGATTACTTCGTCTATGTTTTTAGGACGCCATTTTTCCCAAAGTAATAATGATTTTACACTCATAGTTGATATAAATTTGTTAAGTAATAGGTATATAATTTCATGAAGAGAAAGTTTATATTTAATATATACCCTTATGATAGGAGATAGATTTAATTTTGAAGATGTATTTTTCAGAGACTTGACAGTTTGTGTATTAGATACATTAGAAGGACAAATAAAATGGTTAAATAGATTTACATCGGGTGATGTATTTGTTCAAGTTCCTTTCTACTATTCACTTTCCGGAGATGAAAGATTTCTTTTAGATTCTTTTGCTGATGATGTGGTTTCAGAAAATAGATTTGTTGAATTAAATACTGATATGATTCCAAGAGGTCATTTGACTATGACTGGATTTAATATTAAGGCCGATGAGTTTGCTAATCCTAATGTTTGGCTAAGAATGGTTGTTGAAAATGAAGTAGAGATTAGAAAAGTTCTTGGTAAAGTTAGAGCAGTTCCTGTTACAGTTAATTATGATTTAGAAATATTACTTAGTTCTGAGCTTGATACGTTCAAATGTAGTCAGTCTATTATGGATACTCTTTGGATTTATAAGTTTATGTATTTTGAATATAATTTTTTGAATATTGATGCTGTTATTTTAATGCCAGATACTAATTCAATTGAAATGGCTAGAGAGAAAAATCTAACATCTGATAATAATATTAAATTAAAAGTTTCTTTTACAGTTGAGACTTATTATCCAGCTTTTAGAAGCGATAGAGTTAATGATATTGGATATCCTCAACATTATGGAACTGGTATGGTTGATGGTAATGGATTTGCTTTAGCTGGTGGTGTGTCTAGTTTATTTGACCAACCTGGATCACCTTCTCCTAATCCTGGATCTCCTCCTTCTGGTGTTGTTAACGGGCCTTCTGGTGTTATACCTCCTAATCGAACACCTGGTTCTCCTCGTCCTCCATTTGTTGGTTCGACCGTTCCTGGTTCTCCTGGTGCTCCTAGTATACCGCCTCAATTTAGTTCTGTTGGTGGTGTTGAAACTGTTAGTGCTGGTATTGGATCAACTGGTAGTTTTTATAATACACAGGGTGGTGGTAGTCCAGGTGACCAATATGGAGCCTTTGTCAATTCTGATTTTACTGCTATTGTACCTAGAAGGTCAAGATGGTTTAATAATATATTAAAATCTAGAGAAAAATCTGGAACTAATAACACAAATCCTAATGGAAATAACATATCGTGATAAATAAAAACATATAAAATACTTAATTTATCAAATTGGTAAAAAATGACTTTTTATCTATAATATATAGAGTATATAAAAAAAAATATTTTAAAATATGAAGAATCTTAAACTTGAATTGTTTAACTTCAAAAAGAACTTAACTCTTGATCAGGAGGAAGTTTCAGGAATAGTTGAAGGGCATATGAATGCTTGTAATAACCTATCTGAAAAGTCGATAGTTCTTTCTTTGAACGAAAGACTTAAACCATACACATATGATAAGAGTGTTAAAGCTTTATTGGAAGACCTTAATGATGACATGAAAAACTATGAGTTATTATATGAACTAAAGAGTTTATACAATGTTCTTAATTCTAAAAACCAAGGTGAGTTATATAGACAACCTTTGAATGTGGTTCTTCAAACTATAAATTTAGAAACTGATCAAGATAGAATGTCAAAAATTCTTAATGAATTAGCTATTTATGACTGGGTTCCAGAAGTTAAATTGTTTGTTCATAACTTAACAAAATCTCCAGAAAAAAGATCTAATCTTTTAAGTGGTGGTAAAGGTGAATCTACATTCACTATTGTTGAACAAGTTGAAGATGGACACGTTGCTTTAGTTAAAGATTCTTGGTTTTTATTAACTGAGAATACAATTGAAAAAACATTATTAGAAAATAATGTTAAAGATGAAGAATCTTTAAAGTCTCTAAGAATGTTAGAAACAGCTATGAAATATGCACAAGTTTCAGAAGATAGAGTTAACTTCAGAATTTCTGAATACTTAACAATTGGTCTTTCAGTTGGTAAGAAAAGTAATCTTTTCATCAATGATGATGAGATGAATAACGAAACTACATTAGAGTCTTTATTCTCTTCTCCTATTATTCCAATCGTTAACAAAAACTTTTACCCTATTTTACTTGAAGTATCTAAAAATTTAGATAAATTCGTAGAATTAGATGTTGTTAAAAAAGTTAACAACTTAATCAATCCTTATTTAGAAATATTTGCTTTCAATTATAAGAACAACACATTCCTTTACAGATGTGATGAAAGATATGGTAATTCATTCTTTAAATATGAATCAGCTTTAGAGTTGGTAAATGAAGTAAGAAACGAATTAAACTATGACTTAACTTATTTCTACGAAAATAGATTAGATAAAGAATTAATCGTTAAAAGAAAACTTGAAGATAAAGAAAGAGAAATTACTCTTAAATTAGAAGATGTTAACTTCAATATTGAAAAAGTTAAAGGTTCTATCCAAATGATTGGTGAATCAGAAGTTTTAACAACAGCATTAAATAATTTAGAAAAAAGAAGATCATCCCTTGATACTGAATTACAAGTTACTAAAGAATTACAATACAAAGAAAGAACAAAAGCTTAATTAGTATTAAAATATATTAAAAATCCTCAAAGAAATTTGGGGATTTTTTTTTACTATAAAACTTTTTCATGTTACATGTGTATAACATGAAAGCATTTAAGAGTGAATAACTCTAAATACCAAAAAATAATCCAAAGCTTATCTATTTAAATAATAAAGACCTCTATATTGAAGTCATCGTGTCAAAAGCACAAGGAAAACTAACAAGAAACGCCGAGAAAATGCTAGAGTTATTAGCAAAGAAAACAATCAAAAAAATGAGATACTGGTCTAATGATGATAAGTTAGATTGTTATCAATCAGGATTATTAGATATGTTCCAAAACTGGTATAATTTTAACGAAGAAAAATCAGTAAACGCATTCGCTTACTTTACAGAAGTATTCAAAAGAGGAATCGCTAAAGGTTATAATGAACTTTATAAGAAAAAGGGAGATAACGAACACTTAATCAAACTAATTTCAATTGAAGGGTCGAATGATGGAATGGGTTTACACTCACTTTAATTAAATCTTAAAAATATCTTTAAACTAAAAAAACCACTCATTTGAGTGGTTTTCTTTTTATATCTTATCTTAGTTTAATTCAGGAACTACATCCCCTAAAATAGTTGTAATCATCTTTTCTACAATTAGATAAGGATCTGCATTTGATGATGGTCTTCTATCTTCGATATACCCAACAGCGTTTGCCTCATTAATAGAAGAAGGAATTCTAATAGACTTGGTTCTATCTCCAATGCCCCATCCAAATTTATCCATAGATGATGTTTCATTTGCTCCAGTTAATCTGTGTTCGTTGTTAACACCATAGATAGCAATGTGTTCTTTGTGTTTCTTTTCTAATTTCTTACACATTTGTTCAGCAATTGCTTTTTTGTTTTCTTTATCTTCTCTGATTGTTTTAGTAGAAAAGTTGACGTGCATTCCTGAACCATTCCAATCATTACCCTTAAAAGGTTTTGGATCTAATTCAATTCTGTAGTTATATTTCTCACTTAATCTAGAAAGAAGATATCTAGATACCCAAAGTTGGTCAGAACCATCTTCTGCTGGTACAGGTCCAATTTGATATTCCCATTGTCCTAAAGCAACCTCTGCGTTTATACCAGATACTAATAATCCAGCTCCCAAACAAAGTTCAACGTGTTCTTCTACAAATGCTCTTCCACTAACATTGTTAGCACCTACAGCACAATAGTAATCACCTTGAGGTTTGGGAAAAGAACCTTGTGTTGAAGGCCATCCTAATGGCTTATTAGTTTCATTATCATAAATAAAGTACTCTTGTTCAAAACCGTACATTGTTTCATCATCATGTTTTTCTATAACACTCATCATACCTCTTCTTGTGTTGGTGTGGTGTGGTGTCATATCTGTATTATAAACCTCGGCTAAAACAATTATTGTTCTACCAATTAATGGATGAAGGAAATAATTGACCGGTACTAATAATAGTTCTGATTTTGATGTTTCTGCTTGATAAGTAGAAGAGCCGTCAAAGTTCCAAACTGGTGCTTTTCTTTTCCCATTTTTAAAAGATTCAAAAATGTTTGCTTCTCCTTCAAGTGATTCTAAGTTAACAATCTTAGTTTTGGATCTGATTTGTTGAGGGTTTGAACCATCTAGCCAAATGTACTCTAATTTGATATTTTGCATATTTAGTTTTTTTTATTTTATGAGTTTTAGTCAACTTTGTTTAAAATGTTTAGTAAAATATTTATAAAATTTAAAAAATGAACAAGATTATTTTACAACTTTGGGAAGAGTCTAATATGAAAGAGGGATTTTTAAGTGATGGGTGTACTTTACACATTGATTCTATTGAAAGAAATAAATATATTTCTGAAATTTATAAGGGAAGAGATAGTTCTAATGTTCCTTCTGAATATGATAGAATAGTTGGTGATGAGGTTATTGCTTTTGTACCTGATAAAATATATGATTCGGTTAAAAAGGAAGGTACCTTGAAATTATCAGAATCTGCTTTTCAAAACCTTCTTAAATTTGATGAAATAATATTTAACACTATTGAGATATGATTACACTATTCTACTTATTACTTATAATTTTTGCTTTCAATGAGGTTTATTATGTATTTAATAAATCTAGATTAGATTTGAATATGAAAAATAAAGATGTTGACGCTACTAAAAGTATAGACATCGCTCACTACCTATTAAGAATTCTATTTTGGATTTGGATAGTTATAGGTTTGTGGTCATCTCAATCAGAAATTTTTATGTTTCTTGGTTCATTACATCTTCTTAGATTTCTATTTTATCACATAAATAGAAAACTTTATATTATCTGGGATAATTTATTACCTAGTATTTCAATTATATTCATAATGATAATACTTATATACAAACTTAAAGGTTAAACCTCTTTAGATGTTGTTCGGTTATGATTATAAAGTCATATCCTTTTTTATTACACCAATTAATCATAGTTTCCCACTTTTGCTTGTTCTTATAAGCCATCTTTAGATCATACTCAAAGTTTTTTAACTTTTTTATACCATTTTCCGGTACATTTAATTTACCTTCATTTAAGTCTTGAACCATTTGAAATTCTTTCATTGGCTTAACTTCTACAACAACTTGTTTAAGTGTTTCATCTGATAGTCTCATTTCATAGTAAAAGTCGGGAAAATAAGAATGTTCTTTTATTTTAGTATCACCATTATCAAAGTGAGTCATTTGGTAAGGTATTCTCATACATTCAGCTCCCCATTTAGTTATAGTACTATTGTTATCTAACCAGTGCATTATTTTCTTTTCCCAAGAACTTCTGAAATAAACTCCACCTTGTGTGTTTAGTTTAATTACTTTGTCTTTATTCTTAGGTATATAGTTACCTTGATTATAATTTGAATTATTTGGTTTTGAATTTAACATACCTTGAATTAGTTTATTTTATATATAAAAGAAAACCTTTTTTCATGGGAGAATTAGTAGATAGAGTAGGTATTAGAATGTTAGTTCATGGTGATGGATTAGCTGATAACTTTAAGAATAACTCACTTTATTTTTATGATAAGTATCAAAAGTCAGATAAAGATGTTTCATCAATATCTATAAAAGATATAAAACCTGGTGGATTTTATCACTTACATTATTTAGATAGTTCTAATTGGATGATGTATTCTCCAATATTTGTAACTAATTTTAAAAAAATTAAAAAATATACAATAATATTTGGTGTTAACTTTAACTTTATACCTTTGGAAGTAAGAGTTTATCTTTTTGATAAATTTATCATAGAAGAAGACTTTGAGAAAAATAAATTTCTTAAAGTTGATTATAATGGTATGTATTCTGAATTGATTAAATATGGTTTTGAATATGCTATTGTTGAATATAATGCTGAACAAATTAAATTAGTTCATAAAATACATATGGAATCTATCCCTAGATTCTTGATATCTGGTCATCCTAAAAATAAATATGATCCAGGTAAGTTATTTGATATATGGAAGGCTAAGATAGCTGATAAAGATAAAAGAAATCAAGAAATAATGAAAGCTACTATGGATGATTTCTATGATGCTAGGGGTGAGATTAATGAGAAGTACGTTCTTTTGAAAGGACATATACAAAGAATTCAAAACAATATGAAAAAATATGGTGGTAGGTAAATAATATATACTATTATAAAATTTATAATCATTAATGAAACATTTAAGAAAATTTGAAGAATTAAATTATTCAACATATATGAGTGCTGCTGATAAACTTTCAGCTTTTGGTCAAGTAGCTAGATCTAAAGAGGTTAAAGACCACGCTGTTAATATGTCTAGAAAGGTTGTTGATGATATGACATTTGGTATTATGGTTGGTAATGTAAAATCTTTTCCAGAAGCTAAATTTACAAGTTTAGATATATTTAAAACCGGAGAAGGATGGACATTACAAGCTGTTTTTCAGTCTGGAAATAACACACATAGAATTGGTTGTTCTGTTTCTGATATAGGTGAAATAATTTGGAGAGATGGTAATAAGTTTATTGATAGAAAATCTGTTGTTAAATTTCAAAAATCTATAATATCATTAGCTCACTCACAGATTGAGTTAGTTGGTTACTTAAAAGAAACAGGTCTACAACCTGAGGATCTTAGATTAATACAAAGAACATTTTATAATTAAAAATTAAAAACACTATAAAAAACCCACACTAAAAATGTGGGTTTCGTTTTTAATAAACCTCTGGAGGAAGATTGTAATTTTAATATATAAACCAAATACTTATTTTAAAATAGATGGCTTCTTATAACCAATTTAATCAAGGTAGTAACAATACCAACTTCGCTTACACGAACAGTGCTGTCGAAAACAAAGGACTTTTTAATAGAATTCTTAGAGGACTATCATCATATGGAATGAACTACGATGATATGATTGTTAGAAACCAGGTTGGTATCGGTATCAATGAAGATCCATATGCTGCTAGAGGTAACTCAATGTATGATTTCTTTTCACAAAGAGCGGTAGCATCTGTTTTAAATAGAAAGTCTATACCTTATTTAGACAAGGCTTATGGAGACAAAAGAAGAATCCTAAGAGAGTATTCTATTAAAGATGAGATTAGAGACTTTGTTAGTTCATTAGCTGATGAGAGCATTGTTTACAACGATGAGAGGGACTTCTGTTCACCTAAACCATTGGGTAATGATTACTCACAAGAAGTTAAAGATAAGTATCAAGAATATTTTGAAAAGATTTATAATAAGTTTGGATTCTCTGACAGTATCACAGCTTGGAATATGATGAAAGATTTTCTTATTGATGGATATTTAGCATTAGAAATTATTTATGATGATAAGAAAAAGAATATTATTGGTTTTAATAGATTAAGACCAGAAACAATTGTTCCAGCATATGAACCAACTATTGGTCACTTATGGATTCAGTTTCCAGAAGATCCTCAACTAAGAAGAATCTTCTTAGATTCTCAGATAGTTTACATCTCGTACTCATCTCAAAATGATTATTCAGAAACATCATATGTTGAAGGTTTAATTAAACCTTATAACCAATTAAAGATTCTTGAGCAAACAAGAGTAATGTTTAACATTATTAATGCTACAGTTTATCAAAAGTTTACTATTCCTATTAAAGGTTTATCAAGACAAAGAGCTGAAGAACAAATTGGTCAATTAATCAATGATTATTCAGAAGAAGTTGAATGGGATGATTCATTGGGTACTTTATCTATCAATGGCGCTAAACACTTACCTTATAACAAACAAATTTGGTTTCCTGAAGGAGATGCTGGTACACCAGCTATGGAATTGGTCTCACCTGAAGGGCATAACTTAAATGAATCAGATATGTTAACTTGGTTCTACAACGCTTTGAAAAGAGCTTCTAAGATTCCATTTCAACGTTTTGATAAAGAAAATGGCGGTGGTAACTTAATTAGTGACTCGGCTGATATGACGAGAGATGAGATTAAATTCTACAACTTTATTAATAGATTAAGAGCTAACTTCAAAGAACTTATTGTTAAGCCTTTGAAGTTACAGATGTTAATTGAATTCCCTGAGTTAAAAGAAGATGAGATTGTAATGAATCAAATCGATATTAACTTTAACTCTAATCAAGTATTTGAAGAGTGGAAGAAATTAAATAACCTATCTAAGAAAGCTGAGATATTTGGTACATTAGTTGCTATTATGAATGGTGAAAAACCTTACTTCCATATTGAGTATTTAATTGATAATGTATTTAAATTAACTCCAGAAGAAAAAGCTGAAAATCAAAAATACTGGGCTAAAGATGCTGCAAGTGTAGCCGCTGCCGCTGCTGCCGCTGGTGCTGCTCCTGGTGCTGAAGGTGCTGCTCCCGCTGAGGGTGGTGAGGCTGCTCCTGCTGAGGGTGGTGAGGCTGCTCCTGCTGAGGGTGGTGAGGCTGCTCCAGAAGCACAAGCCGCTCCTGAAACTCCTCCTGCTGAAGGTGGTGGAGGAGAATTTGAATTTTAAAACTTATTATAAAAAAGAAAACCTCTCAAGATTGAGAGGTTTTTTTATGCTACCATTTTTGGATGTGTAAAGTAGAAAGACTTGACTTTGTTATCTACTATACGTTGTTTGAGTTCTAAATCTACACCTGATTCAATTAAGTTTCCAATAATCTTACCCCACTCAGTATTCATTGTTTTGATTGTTATTTCTAACTCTAAAACATTGTTACCTTTGAGTATAAACTTCATATGTTTTATAGATGATGATGTTTTTTTAAGAACATCAAAGTCATCTTCATCATCAACTAAAACATTCACATACATAACACCGTGAGCGTGACCAGATATATCTAAAGTAAATTCAATCTTTTTATCTTCTAAAATAGAATTTAATTTAATTTCCCTTTTATATTCTTTCCAATTACTGAAATTGGATAATAACTTCTCGTATTGCTCTAAAGTATTATTATCTAATTCAATATTAAAAGATTTTGTTACACTCCATCCTTCCATTTACAATAAAGTAAAATCTATTTGTTTTCTTTCTAAGTCTACTGACTTAACTACAACTTTAAGAGGATCTCCTAATCTGATTTTCTCACCATTTTCACTTGTTATTGTATAGTTAGCTGTATCAGCTGACCATTTACCTTCAAGTGATTGGTATCTAACCATGCCTTCACATTTACTTTCAATCAATTCAACATACATACCCCAATCAGTTACACCTGAAACAATACCATCAAATACTTTTCCAATCTTATCTAAAAGATATTCAGCTTGTTTGTATTTAATTGAATCTCTTTGGGCTTTAGCAGCTACCAATTCTCTAGCAGAACACCATTTTGCTTGTTCTTCAATTTTACCAGGATTACCTTGAGTTTTCTTATCTAAGAAATCAAGTAGTATTCTATGTGTAATTAAATCAGGGTATCTTCTAATTGGCGAAGTAAAGTGAGAATAGTGAGTAAATCCTAAACCATAGTGTCCAATATTCTTAATTGTGTAAGTTGCCTTAGACATACATCTAGTAACTAAAGTTTCAATCATATTTTCCTCAGGAGTATCTTTAATTTCTTTTAATAAAGAATTAAGTGATTTTTTAATTTCAGTTGAATCATCATGTATTTCTATATCATATCCAAAAGTTTTACAAACACCAACTAAAGAATTTAATTTCTCCATATTTGGAGTATCGTGAACTCTATATACATTTGCCCAACTAGCTTCTGATAAAGTTTTAGCAACCGACTTATTAGCCAATAACATAAACTCTTCAATTAACTTATTAGATTCTTTTTGTTCTTTGAAATAAACACCAATTGGTTTCTTATTATCTTCGGCTAGTTTGAATTTAACTTCAATGCCACCCATCTCAATAGAACCTTCTTTGATTCTTTTCTTTCTAATCTTTCTAGCTAAAGTATCAAGTAATCTAATTTCAGTTGAATAATCACCATCACTTCCTTCAATTATTTCTTGTGCTTCTTCATAAGCATATCTTCTGTCAGAGTGAATAACTGTTTTACCTTGCCAAGTATTTAAGATATTACCATCACCATCTAAAGTAAAGATAACAGAAAAGGCTAATCTATCTTCATGTGGTTTCAGTGAACATATACCATTACTTAAACGCTCTGGTAACATTGGTACACATCTATCAACTAAGTAAACAGATGTTGCTCTTTTGAAAGCTTCATCATCTAATTTAGTTCCTGGTTTAACATAGTGACCTACGTCAGCAATGTGAACACCTACTTCAATTTTATTATCACTTATTATATTAACTGAAAGGGCGTCGTCAAAATCTTTAGCATCAACTGGGTCAATAGTTAAAGTAGTAAATCCTCTTATGTCTTTACGAGAAGAAATTTCTTTTTCAGTGATAACTTCTGGTACTAACATAGACTCGTTAATAACTTCTTGAGGAAATTCAACAGGTAGTCCATATTCGAACATAATTGAATTCATCTCAGCGTTGTTATCACCAGAATCTCCTAAAACTTTAATTATTTTTCCTTGTGGTGATTTTGTATCTTCCCACTTTATTAACTCGACTACAACTTTTTGGTCGTGTTCTGCTTTTAACCCACCTTTGATATAAAAATCAACTGAGATTTTATTACTATCGGGAACTACAAATATAGTTTTCTTTCCAATTTGTACTTTTCCAACAAACTCTGTTTTAAATCTTGAAATAACTTCAATAACTTTTCCTTCTAACTTTTTTTCAGCTTTGAATATCTGAACTTTTACTTTATCTAAGTGTAATGAGTTAGCCGTGTTTTTCTTGTAAACGAAAATCTCTTTCTCGTTTATTGTTAGTGATGCGTTACCGCTTGTTGAGAACTCAATTTGTCCTTCGTAAACATCACCTTCTTTTAATTCTATCATATGATATTCTATTTAAGAAATATCATTTTGTTTATCTCTTTTTGATATATTATCAACTCCATACTTCTCAATAAGAGTATTTTTCATCTTATTGAGAACTTTTTTATTCTGTATTGGATAGTCAACTCCAAAGTTTTTTCTTAGAGTTTCTTTTCTTTTTCTTTCTGAACACTTTCTACAATAATATTCACCCCAGTTATTATCATATTTAATATAGTTTTTGAATATTACTTCTTTTTCAATTCCACACCCATCACACTTACAAACTATTTTATAGTGAGATCCTTTAGACATTAATTCAACGGGTATCTTTATATTTTCTCCTATTGCAACATCATAACCTAAATCATCATAATATTGATAATTTGATTCACTTATTTTAATATCTATATCTCTAGTTAGGATCATAAAAAACCACTTAATTTCCTTTATTTATTAATTTTTGTCTTTCTCCTTACTGGTTTTATACATGTTAAAGCCGGTCTGAATCTCCTCTTGGCTATAAAAAATCCACCTTTAATTTTTTTGAGGAAATGATACATTATATATACTCTATATTTTAAAAAATAAACCTATTTAAATGAAACCAGTTTTAATTGTAGAAAATTCGACAAACTCTCTTATCAGAGAGAATAATGGTTCGGGTAAGAAAGATTATATCATGAATGGTACATTCACTGAGTTTGGTGTTAAAAACCGTAACGAGAGAGTTTACACAGCTGATAAATTTCTTCCAGCTCTTCAAGAACTTAATGAAAGAATGAGCACACTTGGTGCTGTTTATGGTGAATTTGATCACCCGGATGTATTTGATACGTCTCTTTCAAGAGCATCACATATAATCACAAAAGCTACTTATGTAAAAGAATCAAATCTTGTTAGTGGTGAAATTAAATTATTAAATACTTATTGGGGAAAAGAGGCTAAATCATTAGTTGATGATGGATGTCCAGTATTTGTTTCTTCAAGAGCTGCAGGTATCACTGAATCAGATGGTACTGTTTCATTAAAGAAATTATTTACATATGATATCGTTGCTGACCCAGGTTTTGCTTCAGCTAAAATGAGTATTAAGTCTCTTAATGAGTCACTAGGTTATAATGAAAACTCCAACTTTAGGATATACGAAATGTCCGATGAGTCAAAAATAAATGAATTATTTAATATGAACAAAAATGAATTTGTTACTAAAAATCAATTAACCGAATACTCTCAGTATTTAGTTAAAGAACTAGCTTCTACACAAAAAGAAGTTAAAGGCGCAATTTCTAAAGGCAATATGAGTCCTAAGAAATTAGAGCAATTATTAGAATACTATGAAGAGTTAAATGTTACAAACTCTCAAGTTGTTAAATATTTGGATTACTTAGCTGAGAAATTCTCAATTATGGTTAATGAAAATAAATCTTTAAAAGAAACAACTAATAAACTTATTAAACATAATGACTATTTAGCTGAAAATCTTGAAAAAGCTGTTAACTACTCTGAGTATTTAGCTGAGAATTTAGATAAAAATATCGAGTATTCAGAATATTTAGCTGAAAACTTAGATAAAAACATTTCTTATTCTGAGTATATCGCTGAGAATTTAGATAAA